GCTCAGTGGAGGAACCGGCCCACGAAGAGGTGGACCATCTAACGCGATGGGCGTTAGAGAATTGTGCAAACAATTATGCACTTTTCCAGAGAGACTTCAAGTCTCTCAAGAAGGCGATACGCAAAGCATTCGCCCTCAAGGGACACATTGATGATGTCCCATGTAAGGCAACTATGTTGCCTTACTTAAGATCCTGTCAAAAGAAGCAGGACTTTGACGGACCCACCGACTTCGGTAGGTACGTATTGCTCTGGACTCAGACCAGAGCAACAGGGTTGGCAGACAACAAAATGCTGCGAACCTCCATTGAGAAATTTATCTCAACGGTGTCTACACCTTCTGAAAAGGTGCAGATGGACCCAGCGGTCTTGATTGAAACGCTGGGAGGAGCGAGGGATGCTGATCCCTCGAGGGCGGTCCTTTCTGTAGGGACCACCGCGTGTTTGGAAAAGACGCGCGCGAAAGGTGGTAAGACCACCTTTCTCCAGCAACTTGCCAGGAGCAAGTCGCTTAAGGCTCGATATAATTTCGAGACCTTGGAACCGGAGTATATAACCCCGGTCCCCGTTAGGACGTCTGAAGATGTCTTAAACTGGGCAGTGCATAACATATTGCACCACCCTGCATACGTACGTTGTGTACGTGTGCATGTCGTCGCTGAGCCAGGTAAGGCCAGGACGATAACGGTCGCACCATATGCGTACCAGGTTCTCATGGGCATTTTTGCACATGTTTACCAAGCAACCCTTAAATCGAAAGGGGTGCAGTCCGGTCTGCGAGCAGACCGGCATCTGTGGAGATTCCTCCAACAGACACTCAATCCTCAAAACGAGAATTGGGACACATTGCAAGAAGGCAATGTGTATGCGCTTTCGACTGATTTGTCAGAAGCCACAGACTTTGGCAACAAAGATGTCGCCAGAGAAGTCTTACATTATATGATAAGACTAACCCCGGGAATGCCCAAGGGTTTATCAGTGCTTATGAAGACACTGTATTGCTCGAAGCGCTACTGCTTCGTGCCACAGGGCCAGGGTTTTGGTCTTGTAACAGCCAAGAGATCTTGGCTGATGGGAGACATGATGACTAAATTCATGTTGACTGTAGTCCATGACTACTGCTGCAGACTGAGTCTGCTTTCCACCTACACACTGGTAGGGGACGATGAGATAGCTTTAAGCTCTCATCGTAAGCAATTGAGTAATCATTTGCTTAATCTCGGAAAGTTTTTCAAGATTTCAGAGGATGATACGTACATCTCTGATCACTTCGCATTTTACTGTGAAGAAGGTACCATATTGCCGCAATATGCGCATGATACCAACCACGTCCGTATGAGACGGGGCAGGGAGCTATTATACTTAGACTACCCGAGGATTAGGTTACTAATCCCCACGCAACTGGAAACAGATGCGTATTCTGCCACCAACCAGGGCAGATTCGCGCTCCTTGGAAAGGAGTCACGATGGGTTAACCAGGTTAACCAAGACGCCAGGCTACACTTTGCCATGGCATCGCTTTACCAACATGTGTTGGTACCGCAGGACAGGGACACTCTCTGCCCATTCACCCCTCTAGAAATGGGAGGTGACGGAGGATTTCCGCACTCGCCGGAATTCCTCAGGAGGGTCGTGGATGATAAAACACGTAACCCTCGTGAGACAAAGTTTAGAATGGTCTCACTACTGAACAATATGTTCAGTCACAAGTTTGTCAGATCAGACAGACTTGACAAGGTGGTACATAAGCACCATCTTTACCTTCCAAAATTGGAGGGTCTCAAGGGGCTTCTACCCCCTGATGCAGTCCTTGAACCAAAGACTGAGGAAGCGAAGATAATGCTTCGTTCCATGAGGTTTCGT